CTCGTTTGTGGCCGTGTATAGGTTGAAATCCTGAGAGGATTTGGAACTTGCCGCTAACTGGAACGAAGCCGAAGGCCGAACACCGACACCGCATCAAGGCGCCGCACGAGTGGCAGGAGATTCCGCATATCCCGTTCAAGCGAGGGCTCAAGCTGCCGCCCCTTCAATGGAACGGATTGCCCTGGTCGAGGCGCACGAGGGACTGGTGGCGGGTGATCTCTAGAATGCCCCATTGCATCCTGTGGGATGAGGCCGATTGGGGCTTCGCGCTGGATACGGCATATGTCCATGCCGCGTTCTGTATTGACGTGCGCCATGCCAATGAGTTGAGGCAGCGCGAGAAGATCATGGGGACGACTATGGACGCCCGACGCGACCTGCGGATTCGCTACATTGAGCCGATGCCCGAGGAGGAGCGCAAGGGCGTCACCGCGATTCAGGAGTATCGAGCAAGGCTCGGCCAATGACTACGCTGACAGCACCAAAGGGCACCCACATCGGGCCGGAGGCTATCCCGAAGCATACCCTCGGGTGGCAGATTCTCGGCTGGACGCGCGAATATCTACTCCAACCTGACGGGCCGAAGGCCGGCGAACCCTGGGTCTTCACTGACGAGCAGGCCCGCTTCGTGCTCAACTGGTACGCCATAGATCAGGGGGGGCGGTTCGTCTATCGGTACGGGATGTATCGGCGGATGAAGGGCCACGGGAAGGATCCGCTCGGCGCCGCCCTCTGCTGCATCGAGTTTGTCGGTCCCTGTCGGTTCGATAGGTGGGAGGACGGCGAGCCCGTCGCCAAGCCGCACATGGCGGCGTGGATTCAGACCGCCGCCGTCTCCAGGGAGCAGACCCGCAACACCATGACGCTGTTCCCCGGGATGATTTCGCCGAGGGCTCGCGAGGAGCACCGGATCGACCTGGGCAAGGAGATAATCTACGCCGACGACGGAAGGAGGCGCATCGAGGCGGTGACTAGCTCGCCGCGCGCCGTCGAGGGCGGCCGGGCGACGTTCATCCTCAAGAATGAGACCCACCACTGGATCAGCTCTAACGAGGGGCACGAGATGAGCAAGGTCATCGCGCGCAACGCGGCGAAGTCGCGCGACGGTTCATCCCGTGTGCTGGCGATCTCCAACGCCCACGCGCCGGGGGAGGACTCGGATGCCGAGCGGGATTGGGACACCCACCGGAAGATCTCGCAGGGGCTCTCAAGCGCTACCGGCCTCCTGTACGATTCACTGGAGGCGCCGGAAGACACCGACCTGGCCGACGATGAATCCTTGCGGGTCGGTCTATTGGTGGCGCGGGGCGATTCTGAGTGGATCGATATCGACCGGCTGATCGCTGAGATCAGGGACCCACGGACGACGCCAGCGATGGCTCGGCGTTTTTACCTGGATCAGATAGTGGCGGAGGAGGACAAGCCGTTCGACCGTAAGCGCTTCGAGGGGTTAAAGCGTCATGGCTATAAAGTGAAAGATGGCGCGCTGATAACCCTCGGCTTCGACGGGTCGATGAGGCGCGACCACACCGCCCTGATCGGCACTGAGGTAGGGACGGGTTACCAATGGGTCGTCGGCTACTGGGAGCCGGATGTCACGGACAGGGGTGATGAGCCCTGGATCGCCGTGGATGAGGTAGACGAGACGGTCGATGATGCCTTCGCCCGCTGGCAGGTGTGGCGGATGTACGCCGACCCCTACTACTGGAGCGGCCACGTCTCGGCCTGGGCGGGCAAGTATGGTGCCGATCGGGTTATCTCGTGGGCGACGAACCAATATCGGAAGATGGGGTTTGCCCTCCTGAGTTACCGCAACGCGATCCAGGAGAGCGCGCTTTCCCATGATGGCGACCGTCGGCTGATCGGTGCCGTGGGGAATGCCCACAAGCACATGCAGAGCTTCCGCGACGACCAGGACAACTTCATGTGGACGATTCAGAAGGAGCGGCCCGACTCGCCGCTGAAGATCGACGCCGCGATGGCCGCTGTTCTCTCATGGGAGGCGCGCACCCACGCCATCGCCGAGGGGGCGACGGGCGTGAGCGAGGCCGGGGTATTCTTCGTATGATCGATGACGATGACCGGCAGGCGATTGGCCAGGGCGTGATCCGCCTCGCGGCGTTCGTGCTGCTTGTCCTCGTGGCGGCGGCCACGGCGGGATTCGCTGTCCGGCTGTTCCAGATTGTGAGTGGGGTGTGATGTGATGACGGTTCTGTATGTTTGGAGTCCGCTGCTACAGAGGCACGTTCGGGTTGAATCGTTTATCCCAGGCATCTGGTTAGAAGAAGTGCTCAAATTGGTACATTGGGGAGGTAGATATGGGCCTGATCGCTGATGCGCTCCAAGGTCTGGTCAGGGGCACGCGGCCTCCACCCTTCCCCGTGTCGGGGTCCCTAATCAGCCCCGTCTCACCTACCGCCGACTTCCAGGGCTATTCCCGTGCCTATATGCGGAACGAGATCGTGTTCGCCTGCATTGAGATGCTGGCGACGTCGGCTGGTGAGCCCCACATCATCGGGCGCAGGTGGCAGCGGAGCAGCCCAACGTTCAGGGCGACGATGCGGAGTGAGGAATCGCGGCTGATGGCGAAGGGGCTCTCAATGCGTGACGCGAAGGAGCAGATGGTCCGCAACGGCTTCTTCAGGGAGATGCCCGACCATCCCCTCGTGCGGCTGCTGAATAACCCTAATCCGTTTATGAGCCGCGGCCAGATGTGGGGCACGGTCGTCATGGACCGCGCGCTAGCTGGTAACGCCTACCTATTGAAGGCCCGCGTGGCTGGCGGCCCGATGGAGGGCGCCGTCGCCGAGCTCTGGCGGCTCCGCCCCGATCGGGTCAAGATCATCCCAGACCCCAAAACCTTCATCTCGGGCTACGAATACAGGACCGGGGCCGAGACTATCACCCTGCCGCCGCAGGACGTGATGCACTTCAAGACACGCAACCCGCTGAACGACTATTACGGGATGCCGCCGCTGATGGCGATCGCTGGGCGCATCGATATCGATGAATACCAGAAGGGGTTCCTGCGCTCGTTCTACGAGCAAGGCGGTGCCGGCCCCGGCTCGATCCTGACGATAAAGCAGAAGCTCAACGAGGAGCAGAAGGAGGAGATCAGGGGGCGGTTCAAACATCGCTTCGGGGGCCCGAGGGGCGTCCACGAGATGCTGATCCTTGACTCCGCTGAGTCGACTTACACTCAAATGGGGCTCAACCGGGGCCTGCGCGATGCCCTGCCGAAGGAGATCGACGAGGTAACGGAGTCGAGGATCGCCTCGGCCTTCGGAATCCCGCCCGACCTTCTCGGCCTGCTCGTGGGGATGCAGACTTCGAGCTATGCGAACCGGCGGGTTTCCTGGGCCGTCTTCTGGGACCTCACGATGGTGCCGCTCCTGAGCGACTTGGACGATGTGCTGAACCTGTCCATCATCCCTGATTTCACTGGGATCGATGAGGTGACCTTTGATCTCTCCTCCATTCGCGCGCTGAATGAGGAGGTTGATAAGATACATGACCGCTGGCGGAAGGACCTCCTCGCCGGGGCGGTGTCGCTAGAGGAGTTCCGCGAGGCGGTCGGCCTCGACCCGGACCTCGAAGGCACCCTCTACGTGCCGAGCAACGTAGGGATACACCGCAAGCGTGAGGACGAGGAGCTCGCGGCGCCGCCGGTGCCGCCCGCGCTGCCGTCCCCGCCGGAGGGCGAGCCGGTGGTGGAGGCGCGGTGCCCGGATTGCAGGAAGCTGCTAGGGAAGAATGTATCGGGGGCTGACCTGTGGTGCGATCGGTGCAAGAAGGAAGTGGCGGTGGTGTCCTCGTTGCCTTGACAACTTAACCGCTTAGGCGGATAATCGTTACAACCGAATAGGGAACGACGGCCCAGAGCCGCATTCCCAAGAGGCCCACGAGGCCCGTTTGAGGCTCAAGAAGCCCTGAACGGGCTTTTTCTTTTGCCTCGGAGGAACGGATGGAACAAAGGTTTACGAGTCTACAGCCGGCGGCAGACCTGCCGCAACTCCTGGCAGTCCTCAAGGCACGGGAACCCAAGGAGGGGGCGGAGGGCCGGGGCTGGTACTCCATCAGGGACATCTCCGCGACGGAGACCGAGATCTTCATCTACGACCACATCGGCGAGTTCGGCGTCACGGCCAGCGACTTCGTGCGGGAGCTGGCCGACATCAGGGCCAGCAAGATCACCCTCCGCATCAATAGCCCCGGGGGCGACATCTTCGATGGCATCGCCATCTACAACGCCTGCAAGCGGCACCGGGCGGAGATCAATGTCTATATCGATGGCATCGCGGCGTCGGCGGCATCCTTCATCGCAATGGCCGGCGACACGGTAACGATGATGCCGCACAGCCAGATGATGATCCACGAGGCGCACGGCCTGGTGATCGGTCCCGCCGACGATATGCGGAAGATGGCGGACATCCTCGACAAGTCCAGCGACAACATCGCCGGCATCTACGCGGAGAAGGCGGGCGGAACGGTTGCGGAGTGGCGGGCCCGGATGCGCGAGGAGACGTGGTTCAGCGACCAGGAGGCCGTGGATCTGGGACTCGCTGATGGCATCGAGGGGGAGGACGAAGGAGAGGCCGAGGCGAGGATGGCGCCGCGAATCGGGGCATCGATTGACGCCCTGGCGCGGGTTCCGCCGGTCCTAGTCGTTGAAGAGGGACCGCCCGACTTCCTGAAGCTGTTTGAGGACATCGCAGACGAAGCAGAAGAATCGCAGTACGCATTAGCAACCGAGGAGGTATAGAGCAATGACTGACAGTCTATTCGCTCTAAAGGCGGCAATGGTCGATACCGGGTTTGGCCATTGCGATCCCGTACCGGAGTTGTTCGTCCGGAAGGGCGTCCGGTATTGGCGATATGCCGACGGGACGATTCTCCCGATGATAGCGGGCGGCGCACAGGCACCACCCAAGCCGGAGGTCGTCCTAAAGGATGCCATCCCAGAGACCAGTGAGGAGTTGGCAGAACTCCTGGCCGATGAGAAGCGCCGGGAGCAAGTGATGGCTGACCCGGAAACGGCCGCCGACTTCCTTCAGAAGTACGTGCGGTCCGTGAACAAGGCGCGGCCGGATATCCAGCGCATGATCGACGACGGGATCGAGAAGGGCATGACCAACTTCATGATCCAGAACGGCGTCAAGCGCCCGGATGTCACGGTGAACGTCAAGGAGCTGCCGCAGAAGGGAGCGGCCTACAGCAAGCACGCCATCGGCACCCCGCTGGATAAGGAGTTCGAGGACACCGCGGACTTCCTGATGTCGATCTACCACAACAACCAGGCAGGCACGGACCGTTGGCGGAAGATACGCATGGACTATTCCAGCATCGAGCCTAGCGCTGGCGGCTTCCTCATACCGGAGGTGCTGCGATCCGAGCTCCTGCGGGTTGCCCTGGAGACGGCCATCGTGCGGCCTCGCGCCCGGGTTATTCCAATGGATAGCGCGCGGGTGCCCTTCCCGACCGTTGACACTACATCGCACGCCTCCAGCGTCTTCGGCGGCGTCATAGGGTACTGGACGGAAGAGGGCGCATCGTTGACTGAAACCGAGGCGAAGTTCGGCCGCGTCATCCTGGACGCGAAGAAGCTGGCCACCTACTGCGAGGTGCCCAACGAGCTGTTGCAAGATTCCATAATCAGCTTCGCAGCCTTCATCGACGACATTCTCCCGAAGGCCATCGCCTGGTTCGAGGACACGGGGTTTATCACGGGCGACGGCGCCGGCGAACCCCTTGGTGTCCTCAATGCCGGTGCGCTGGTATCGATCACGAAGGAAACGGGGCAGACGGCCGACACCATCGTCTGGGAGAACCTCGTCAAGATGTATTCCCGGATGCTGCCCTCCTCATTGGGGAGTGCGGTCTGGGTCGCCAACAACGATTGCTTCCCCGAGCTGGCGACGATGGCCCTGAGCGTGGGCACTGGCGGAGGCGCCATCTGGCTGAACAACGGCGTCGCTGGGCCGCCCGCGACGATCCTCGGGCGGCCCTTGATTTTGACCGAGAAGGTTCCGACCATCGGCGGCGCGGGATCGGGCAAGGATATCTCATTCATCGACTTCGGCTACTACCTGCTGGGCGACCGGATGCAGATGCGTGCCGAGTCCTCGCCGCATGTCAAGTTCTCAAACGACCTCACCGCCTACCGCGTCATCGAGCGCGTGGACGGCAGGCCGTGGCTCCAGTCGGCGATCACCCCGCAGAACAGCACCAAGACACTCAGCCCATTCGTCACCTTGGGCGAGCGCGGATAGCTAAACGAAGCCAGCCCCGGCGGGCAATAAACCCCCCGCCGGGGCCATTCACCTGGGGCATTGAAACCCCCTGGGAGGAGGTAGAACGATATGCGCGGACTAGGAAAAGGGTTCAACTCAATCCCCTTAGCGTCGGGACTGCATATCTCCCTGAAGAACGCCTCTGGTGTCACCTTCATCCTTTATGAGAACGGTGGCGCCCAGTCCACCGACTTCAAGGAGAGCGTCGCCGGATCCAGCGAGCAGGCGCTGACGTTCCTGAACGACTACTACGCCGGTAACGGCGTGGGCGGCGTTTGGACACACGAGACGGCTGACGCCGACGCCACGCTGGACGACGACTCCAACTTCGTGAAGAAGGACACCACACTCTTCGACTGCGCGGTCATCTATGTCGGCGCCGACGAGCTCTCGGCCGGCTTCGATTGCATCGAGGCCACCGTCGACGCTGGCGATTGCCACGCCATCATTCACGACCTCACCGTGCAGCGGGGACCCGAGAACCTGGCGGCGATGGTCTAAGGAGGCAAGATATGAGCGAACTAACGCACGGCCAGAGAGTTCGGGAGACGGCGCTGGGCATCCGAGTAGAGAAGACGCTGGCGAACCTCGCTGACGGCAACATCTTCACGACTTATGGCAGGGTACTCATCACCCTGCTGTTCGGGCAGGTCACGGTGTCACCCGATGCCGGCGCGACCACCATCAAGCTCCAGGAGGAGACCAACACCCAGGACCTGTGCGCTGCGACCACGATCACGGCCGACGCGATCGGCACGATGTACTTCCTGACGGGCGAGATGGCCGTGATCCTGAACGGCACCCTCAACACGCCCATCATCGACATTGGGGCCAATCTGACGGGTATGCCGTCAGCGCCGGTCATCTTCGGTCGTGAGGCTACAGCCAACGCGATCCAACTCGTACAGACCGGAGACGACGCCGACGGCTACATCAAGTGGGTCGTGCTCTACATTCCGCTAGATGAGGGTGCCTACATCGAGGCGGCGTAATGAGCGTCATCCTCGACGCCGATAGTATTCGCGCTTGCACGCTGGGCACCATTGTCCAGCGTGCAACCGCGACGCTGCCGGCAGGCACGGACGGGGCGCTGTTCACCATCACGGGCGGGCAGATTCTTCTACTGGCCTTCTGGGGCGAGGTGACGACTGCTATCCAGAACCAAGCCAATGCCACCAAGCTCAAGTTCAACCCCACCGCTACAGGCGCAGACCAGGATCTGTGCGCGACCCTGGACATCGACAATGACGCCGTGGGCGAAATATACAGCATCACCGGCACGGTGGGAGACGCGATGGTGTCCGACCTGCTGATCGGCAACGTGATGCTCCAGGATCCGCTGTTGCTATCCGAGGGCGACATCGAGTTGGATTGCGCCGCGACGAATACAGGTTCGGTGGCGTGGAACATGATCTACGTGTCGCTGGATAGTGCTGGAACGGTGGCAGCGGCGTGAGCTGGGCTGAGCTAATCAACATCAAGGATGAGATGCGACGGGCCGCTCGTGAGGAGGATGAGCGGCCCATCGTCGCCTGCCCTTATTGTGGGGAGCCCCTTGAGGAGGCCCGTGGGGTTCTCCATTGCCCGAGCGGAGACTTCCAGACGACGCGCAGGACGGGCAGGCCGCTAGGCTGATGAACCTCTATGTTGACCTCAACCAGATGCGGCGGCGCTACTTCCACGATTCGGCGCTCGCCTCGACGGATCAGCTAGAGCTTCTGCGTGTCATTGAGCAGGCGAGCCGGCAGGTCGACGAATTCAGCCAGCGCATCTTCTATACGCTAGAGGATACGCGCTACTACGACGGCAAGGGCTTCACGCAGCTCTGGCTTCCCGACGACGTTCTCAGCATCACGGCGCTCAAGATCGATGAGGACGGCGACCTAGCCTATGAGCTGAGCCTGACCGAGGAGACCGACTTCTGGCTCTGGCCGGACAACGAGGACCCGAAGATACGCCTCGACGTGAACCCGGAGAGCAGCAACCTATCGGCCTGGCCTAGCGGCCGGAAGCGCATCGAGATCGAGGGCGCGTTCGGCTACTCCGATGTCACGGAGGCGACGGGCGATACGGTACAGAGCGATCCCCTCGCGGCGGGCGGGACAACGCTAGCCGTCACAGACGGGGCCAACTTCGCCATCGGGCAGACGCTCCTCATCGAGATTGAACAGCTCTACATCAGCGCTATCAGTACCAATGACCTGACGGTTACCCGCGGCGTGAACGGGACTACGGACGCGGAGCACGTCAAGACTACGGCGATCACCCGCTACGTGTACGATGCGCGGGCCGTCGGCGCCACCCTAATGTGGGCGGGCCGGCTGTGGAAGCGGCGGGAGACGGCCGACGCCACCACCATCATCAACCCGATGGTCGGAACGCTTGAGGTCCACCGCGGCATGGACGCGGATGTGCTGCTGGCGCTTCAACCACTCGTCAGGACGAAGGCGGTCGTTTGATGGCCCAGCCGATGGTCAAGGTGGAGGGAATGGGGCCTCTCCTACGGAAGCTCAACCGCGTGAAGGCGCCGATCCGGCCGCTGATGCGTAAATCGGTCAACATCGGGCGGAAGCATACGCGCATCGCCAGCAAGCCGCACGCTGGGGACCTGGGCGTGTTCACCAAGGGCAAACACATCCGCGTGAAGGTCGCCCGCGGCGAGATGCCGGAGGAGGGGCGGGTGTTCACCCTCTCGCCCATCGTCGAGGAGGTGACGAGCGGCCGGAAGCGGGGGAACCGCCCGTCCAGCACGGCGATGGCCCGTTGGGCGGGCCGGCACGGCATCCCTGAGAGGAAGGGCTTCGTCCTGGCTCAGGCCATTGGCCGTCGCGGCTCCGAGGGCGTGCCGATGTTCGACACGGGCCGGGACGTATTGGAGGGGCGGCTACCGGATCTGGTGCGCGAGGCCGTGGGCAAGATAGAGCAGGGGTGGAAGCGTGGCTGACGCGCTGGAGAGCGTGCTGGACGCCATCGCCACACTACAGGGTACTGTGAGTACGCCCAGCGGCGAGAAGGCGCTTACGCACGCCTACGATGAGCTACCGGAGTCGCTGGCGACATATCCCTGCTTCGTCAACGTGCTCCGTGAGGAGGACAACTTCGCATATCAGAGCGGGGCCCGGCAGAGATCCAGCGTTACCATCGATATGTATCTCTGCTGGCAGCCCGGCAGCGGGACGTATGCCGACAGCTCCCGCCGTGTCTGGCGCAAGGCCGTGCTGGACAAGTTCGGCGCGAACAGCAGCTTCAGCGGCACGGCGATCACCTCGGCGATTGAGCGGATCGCCTATGACGAGCCGCTACGGCTGTCGGAGACGCGCTCGTATCCCGGCATCAAGTTCGAGCTGCGCGTAACCATGCTGGCGTCAACTGTGGAACTGGCGGTGTAAGGATGAAGCTGATTTACATCGGGGACCCGAAGTGGATCCGTGGCGTGGAGGGCTGGCCGGCCTGCGACCACGACGAGCCGGACGAGGCCCTTAGCGCAGCCAAGCTCGCCTCCAGGCTATACCGCTCCGAGTCCGGCAAGGAACAGACGGAGCGGCGGGCCCGCGAAAAGGTGGCGAAGAAGGCCGCCAACAAAAAGGCCGCGCAAGATGCCGCGATGAGGGCGACAGAGGCTGGGACTGAGGCGGCGGAGGCTATCGAGAAGGCGAAGAGGTTGGCGAACCTGGCTGATGCAGCCAGAAGAACAGCGAGGTAGACATGGCGAGAACTGAGCTGACAGTCAAGGTGGCGATCATTGCCTCCCCCGGAGTTGATATCGGGGCCGGGACAAACGTCCTCGCCGCCAACGACGGGATGTTCGTCAACGACGGCAAGACGATCCTCAAGATCGTGAACGGGAGTGGGTTGGCGCGGGACATCATATTCATCACCCCGATCACGCATGGGGCCCAGGATCTAGCGGTGGCCGACCATACCGTCACGATCCCGGGAAGCGCGACCCGATATGTCGGGCCGTTCCCCCCCGGCACCTACAACCAGATCACGGGCGATGACATCGGAAAGGTGCATTTCGATGTCGCCGAGGACGACTTAACACTAACGGCGATACGGACCCCCTAGCACAGAGAGGAAAGGAGGAGTAGCCGATGGCTGGCATCAAGGCTCTCCGCAAGCTACAGGTAGGGAAGGAAGGCACGCCGGGGTCGCCGGTCGCGGCGACGGCCCGCATCCTCGGCGATATCACCTATCGGGATGCCTCGGAGGCTATCGAGGCTGAGCGCGATTACGGGCTCTACACGCGATACGCCGAGGCGTTCCAGATCGCGGCCTATCTGACGGAGATAGAGGTCGAGACCGACCTCTCCTACGAGCAGATACTCTACCCGCTGCTGGCGGGCCTGAAGGGCGGCGTAACGGGCGTGGAGCAGAACGGCGGCCAGGGTGACTACCTCTACTCGTTCACCGCGCCGGTGACGGGCGATCCCAACCCCGACACATTCACGATGGAGTATTGGGAGCGGGACGAGAGCGGCAACGTCCAGACCCTGGAGGCCGATTACGGCTTCTGCAAGAGCCTGGGCATCTCGGCATCGAAGGGGCCGGAGCTGGCTGTCCTGCGCCACAGTTGGGCGGCCCGTGAGGCGACAATCACCACGCCCACGGGCGCGATTGGCATCCCCGTGCGTACCCTCGTTCCCTCGCAGCAATGGGGCGTGAAGTTCGCGACCACGATGGCGGGGCTGCCCGGTGCCAGCGTCATCAGCGGCGAGATACTGAGCTTTGACTGGGACATGGCCTGGTTCGACATCAAGCGGCGGCTCAGCGGCTCCCTGGACTTCGACGCTCACCGGATCGCTGCCCGCGAGGTCAACCTATCGATAGTGATGGACCTGACCAGCACCTCGGAGGGCGAGCGGGTCAATATGTTCCGGGCCGGCGCCGTGCGCTTCATTCGGTTGGAGTGCAACGGTGCTCAGATTGGCTCCGGCGATACCTACAATATCACTATCGACGGGGCGTACACGATGCCGGGGCCGTTTGAGATGGGGTCGGACGAGGACGGACTCTCCAACGTCACCCTTGAATACAAGGGCCTGTACGACTCAACGGCTGGCTATGATTTGAAGGTGGATGTGACGAACAACCTGAGCGCGCTGCCGTAACCGGCGGCGCACATAACCCCCGCCGCAAGGCGGGGCCAATGGCATACGGGCGGCCCAGACCCAGATGAGGTCGGGGCCGCCTTTTGAAAATGAACCGACAGCAAAGACGAGAGATAGGGCAGGAAGTCAAGCGACTAGCCCGCCGCAACGCGCGGCGGCAGAGGAGGCGAGAGATGTTCGCAGGTGATCGTACAGAGGAGCGGGAGGTCCCGCACGAGCCGGACAACTACTTCACGTTCCGCAACCTGAGCGGCCCGGAGCTCGATGAGGCGGACGTGGCCGGCACCCGGCGCGCCGCGGAGCAGTTTAAGATGCTGCCGGAGCGCGTCATCAGCGACATGATGAGTCGGCAGGCCGACGAGGCCCGCGAGCGCGACGAGTTCCGGGGCTATGACAAGGCGACGCTAGTGCGCTACGGCGTTCAGTCCTGGCGGGGCCCGAAACTCGACGGGCGGCAGTGCAGCGATGAGGAGAAGGCGAAGCTGGAGGCCGACATCGAGGACTGGGCGGCCCGCGTGGTGTTCGAGATGAACGTGAGACCGGAGGGGGAAGGACGGGGCTCCGACGGCAGATCGTCTACGGTCGGAGCGTCCCCGACGAGCTGATACCGGTGTGGAGGATGATGATGGCGGGGGTGACGCTGACGATGGAGGACTACGGGCGGATGGCGGCGCGGGACCGGGATGACCTGATCCTGCTGCGGGCTGGGTTGGAGGAACGGCGAGCGCGTGAGGAGAACGAAGCGATGAAGAAGGCGGAAAGGGGCAGGAAGCGTGGCCGCTGACCTATCCATCCTCGTCACCCTGAAGGATAAAGCCTCGCGTGCCCGCGACAAGATTCGGGGCAAGGCAAAAGCTCTGGGCGGCGCTGTCGGGAAGGTGATGCGCGCCGGCGTGCTCGCTGGCGGCGTGGCACTCGCAGGCCTGGGCGTGGCCGCGATTAAGTTCGGGACTGACTTCAAGAAGGCCGAGGACATTATCCGCGCCGGAACGGGGGCGACTGGGGAAGCCCTGGACGCTCTATACGAGGACTTCAAGGCCACCTTCGCCGAGGTGCCCGCCGATATGAAGGATGTGGCTCAGGCTACCGCCGACCTGAATACCCGCCTGGGGCTCACCGGCGAGCCCCTGCAAACCCTGGCCGCGCAGTTCCTTGAGTTGAGCCGGATCACGAAGACGGACGTGGCCACGAATATCCGTCTCGGGACCCGTGTCCTGGGCGACTGGAGCGTCGCCACCGAGGATTCCGCCGAGATGCTGGATTACCTTTTTAAGGTGTCCCAAACGACCGGCGTCTCTATGGACAAGTTGCAGACGGGACTCGTGGCCTACGGTGCCCCCCTCCGTATGTTCGGGTTCGGCGTCAAGGAGGCCGCCGTCCTGATGGGGAAATGGGAAAAGGAGGGTGTGGCCACAGAGAAGATTCTGGGTGCCCTTCAGATGGGTGTATCGAAGTTCGCCAGGGCGGGCATACCGCTCAAGGAGGGGCTGCAAGATCTCATCACGGAGATAACAAAAATGGGTATGTCGTCCGAGGCCGTGGCCCTAGCCTCGGAATACTTCGGGACTCGCGCCGGGCCGGACATGGCGGCCGCCATCGCCGAGGGCCGCTTCGCGCTGGAGGACTACACGGCGGCGATCGAGGCCAGCGATGAGACGATCATGAAGGTCGGCGAGGACACGATGACCTGGCAGGAGAAGCTAAAGCTCCTCCGCAACCGTGTCCTGGTAAAACTGGAGCCGGTTCTGGTCAAGTTCGTGGATCTGATAGGCGAGCTCGCCGACTGGCTGGGCGAGAAGATTCCGCTGGCGATGGACCTGTTCATCGGCGGCTTTGAGGAGGGGGATGTTACGTGTAAGGGGCTGCACGGGCGCATTGAAAAGTTCGGGGTGGCGGCACGCAGATTTCTTGATGCTGTTATCCCTGTGGTGAAGGAGCTTGGGAAGGCGTTCATTCGATACTTCGGTTCTGGACTGCAGGCCCTGAAGCCATTGTTCAACTTCATCGTCAACAACAAGGTCGCCCTGGTAGCTGCCATCGCGGCTATCGGCATAGCTATCGTCCTAGCGCTAGGGCCGGTGGGGACGGCTATGGTAGCGATCACGGCCTTCATTGTTATACTCGGCATCTTCCGCGAGCATTGGGATGAGATCAAGGCGAAGGTCACGGAGGCCGTGGACAGCATCATCGCCAAGATCGAGGGTATCCCCGTGATCGGGGAGATTTTCAAGGCGACGGTGCGGGTGGTGCAGGACAAGATCAAGGCCGTGATCAGCGCCATGCAGGGCCTCATCGATTTCGCCAAGGAACTGATCAACTTCTTCAAGGCCATTTTCCGCGGCGACTGGGCGGCGGCCTGGGACTCCTTGAAAGAGATGGCGAAGATCGCGCTCAGGCTGTTCCTCGACTGGCTACAGCTCACGTTCGTCGGCACCATCAGGTCGATACTTCGCGGCTTGGGCCTCTGGGATGCGGCGAAGGGAGCCTTTGAGACATTCAAGACGAAGGCTTCTAGCTTCCTCAGTGGTGTGGTCAACACTGTGCGGGGGATCGGCAGCGACATCGCCAAGGCGCTGGGTGACGGCTTGCGGGCAGCCAAGGGCTACGTGACGGGAGCCCTGAACGCTATCATCACGGCCGTCGAGAAGGGCGCCAACTTCCTGATTCGAGGGATCAACAACCTCATGGCCCCCCTGCGTGCGTTGGGTGCTGCATTCGGTGCCGCGCTGAGCTTCTTTGGGCTGCCGAGTATCCCGACCATCCCTCCGATTCCCTATGTCTCTATCCCCCGCCTTCATAAGGGCGGCGAGGTGATCCGGTCGGGGCTGGCCGAGGTACGCGAAGGCGAGCGGTACAGCAGAGGCGGGGGCAACACCTATGTCTTCAACTTCACACATAGCGGCACCCTCATGGGCAATGAGGCGGAGGCGGAGCGATTCGCCGCAATGATCGATGCCCGGCTGCGCCGCAAGTGGAGGCGGCAGTATGCCTAACCCGGACAGCTATGAGGTCGGCATCAACTGGAACCATGACGGCTCCACCTTCGTCGACGAATCCGGCAACGTCAAGGAATTCACGGCCTCCTATGGCCGCGAGGACGAGTTCGCCCCGGCACAGGCGGGCGTGGCCACCGTCATCCTGGGCAACGAGGCGGGACGGTTCACACCGGAATACGGGGCGGGGCCGCTCTACGGCGACCTGGAGGCGGCACGACGCATCCGCATCAAGGCGACGCAGACGCCGACCACCTATGACCTATTCAACGGCTACATCACGCGCATCGTGCTCGACCTGGTGGCCCAGATCGCCACGCTCGAATGTGAGGACGCCAGCCGCTACCTACGCGACTTCCACCTCAACCTCGCGCTAGCGGAGGACAAGCTGTCGAGCGACCGCGTGCCGGCCATCCTGGACGCCGTGGGGATAGCCGGCGGGGACCGCGACATCTCCACGGGCCAGACGACGTTCCCATACCCCCACTGGCGGAACGTGGACGCCTTCACAGCCATCCAGGAATGCACCTACAACGAGCTGGGCGGGATGTTCTTCGTCGCCCCGGACGGCAAGGTCACGTTCCAGGATCGTCACCACAGGCCCAAGCACGCCCTCGATGCGACGCTGACACGGGGCACCGGCATGGCGCTGGAATACGAGCGCCGGGACGACCAGGTATATGACAAGGCCGAGCTCCAGGCGGCGGGCGTGGTGGAGGGCGCGGCCGGCTCCCAGATCTGGTCGCTCTTCCCGCTGCCCACGCAGATAGCGGCGGGGGCGACGCTAGAGCTTGCCATTAACTATATGACTCCCGCGAAGAGCGTCATCACCCCCGCCTCGGGGACGGACTACAGCGCAACGGCGAACCAGGACGGCAGCGGGGCCGACCGCACGGGTGACCTCTCGGTGGAGACGTTTAACGATTACGGCGGTGGGGCCCAGTGGGACATCAAGAATACGGGCTCGACGGCGCTGTGGCTCCAGAAGTGCCAGATACGTGGGACGCCGCTCCAGTTGCCGAGCCACCTGAACACCGTGACGCGGAGCGCCAGCGGATCCACCTCCCCCTTCGCGGCCACCTATATCCCGGCAGGCTTCGGCCTCATCATCGACCGCAACCTATTGGGCAGCTACGCGGAGTACATCGTGAACCGCTACAAGACGCCCCAGCCGCTCCTACGCCTAACACTCCAAGGGGCCACAGCCGCCCTGCTGACCCAGATGCTCGCCCGCCAAGTCTCGGACCGCGTGAAGATCACGGATACGGGGCCGGCCTGGGTCAGCCATGTGGACGATGAGTTCTTTATCGAGCGCGTCG